GGTGACGGAACGGAACTGCTGCAAAAGTGCATCAGCGAGGCTAAAAAGCAGGGATTAACTAAACTTTGGCTCATTGCCGAACCCGCTGAAAAAGAAAACAAAGACAAACTAACCCGATTCTATCAACGGAATGGGTTTGAAGTAGTAAACAATAAAATGGAGATACGATTATGACCGAATTAGAACTATACAAATTTGTAGAAAAAAATGCTATCGAATGGCATTGGCATAAAAACGAAGGTAAAGAAGATGTTATTATGTTTGTTCCTACCTATTGGATCGATGCGTTTATTTTATTGGTTCGATCAGCAACGGATGAAGACGGTATCGAATGCACACTTAAAGATGGGTATTTAGCCTTTTGGATGCGTGATATTTGCGAATATTTCGGCATCGAAATGGAAAAAGTATTTGAAGAAGAATCAAATTAAATCAACTAAAATGACAGATAAACTTTTAGAGGTGGCTTACCACCAATACATACCACATGGCGTTACAGGAGTAATGCTAGATCACAAAATTGATTATGTTGGTAAAGAAATTGATCGAATAATCGGAATTCATGAATGGTCTAAAAATGGTGACATTTGTTTACTTACTGAGGGAGGGTCAAAACCTTCGTTGAAGTCTGTTAAGATGCGTCTAAGACCAATATCCTGCCTCACCAAGCCAATCACAGTGCCGAATTATAATCAAGGGAAGGAGTTTGTGCCGATTGTGGAGTTGGCGAAAGAAGTCTCTATTGATTTTGAGTTGATTAAAATTGACACAAAACACACTGATTTGACTACTTATCACACCTGCGTATTCTTCGACAACAACGTTGAAACTACACTATCGTATTCAGAAAACCAAAGTTTTTTCTTGATGAAAGATATTCTAATTGGTCACAGAGTAATGAGTCAAAGCCGTTTATTCGACCTCATGAACCAATGGCTCATAGACTGGCGCGACTTGATCGGTAAAGGGTTGGCTGTTCCAATCGATTAACGTATATTTGGTGTATGAAAGTATTAATTTACGTATTAGCGTTATTCGCTCTAACGGCTTGTAACAAAGAGAAAATAGGAAAACACGACATTAATTGCGTTATTCATTTTTCCGATCAGCCATGCGATGAATCTATTGAAATTTGGCAAGGTGAAAACAAAGTCATTTTATCCGAATCGACAACTTACGCTACATTCAAAAATGGCACGGTAAACTACCGAATATCAGGGACAACAAACGGGTTTGGTTTATATGATGTAGGTTTTAAATTCTATCGGAAAGACGCTGAATTAGTATTCGAACAATACGCCTACGCTAACGAAGTAGGACAAAATCAACCATACAACGTTACAGGAAGTTTTGAACTTAAAAAGAACTAATCATGGATGACAAATTGAAGCACGGCGTAACATCTTTCACAATGGATTTATTCATGGCTATTTGCGATGAAATAGCCTGTTCTTCTTTGTCAATGAAAAATATTTGCAACAATCACAATGTATCAAGGGATGCTTTCTACGCTTGGATAAGAAAAGATGATGCAGACAAAAGACATGGTGGTGAACTTCGCAACATCTACGCGCGCGCGAAAGAGGATCAAACCGATCACCTAGTCGACGAAATGCTGGATATTGCAGACGATGGAACTAATGACCTAATGACAATTGTTAAAGGCGATCAAGAATATGAGGTTGAAAATAAAGAGGTCGTTAATCGATCTAGGTTACGAATAGACACCCGTAAGTTCATAGCCTCAAAATTGAAGCCTAAAAAATACGGTGATAAATTAGACCTTACTAGTGGCGGTGAAAAATTACCATCGTCTACGCCTTCCGTTATTCAAATTGAGATCGTACGCCCTGATGATGATGATGAATGATCCAACAAGAAAATGTATTATCTAAATTTCGTTGCACACCTGTTTTTGAGGTTGTTTGGAATGCCATTAATGAAACTATTGTAACAGAGGTATTCAATAAAAAGACACTCAAATACATTTCTGTTACCCAAAGGAAATACAAATTAATAGAAGAGGTTGGCGGGTCTCGATCTTCTAAAACGTGGAGTAATTTTCAAATATGTTTTCTTTACTCTTGGTCTTTCAGGAATAAAACAGTAATTGTTTTAAGGGATAAAGCCTCGGATTGCCGTGATAAGGTAGAAACCGAGTGGCGTGATTGGCTTCGTGATCCGATGCTGAGAATTAAAGAGTTTGAAGAGGGTTTAATCACCGTAGATGAACTTGATGAATACCTAAAAAAAGAAGATTTAACCCAGTTTTTAACCGAAAATAAAACCAATCATACTTGGACTTTTCCTAGTGGAAGTGTTATAACTTTTACAGGTGTTGATGATGAGAATAAAGCAATTGGAAAGGCTGCTCATGTCGTTTGGGTAAACGAACCTTACAATTTTCCCGAAGAGGTTTTTAAGCAACTATACATGAGGGTAAAGGATTTCATGCTTTGGGATTGGAATCCAAAACAAGCCCATTACATTGAGAAGAAAAGACTTCTTAATAATACCTTTACCCATAGATCAAACTTAACAATGAATCCTTTTTGCCCTAAAACGAGTAAGGATGAGATATTGCAATATCAACCAATTTCACATTGTAACTTAGTTATTGAAGGCATTTTAAATGAGCAAGAAGCAAGAGAGTATAACACTGATTTAAACCCCAAAGAGTACGCTAAAAGACAGGTAAAAGAACTAGTTAGATGCCAACGTAACGAATTAAATAAAACGGCTTCTGAATTTGATTGGTTGGTTTATGGATTAGGCGAAAAAGGGGAGCGACCGAACCGCATTCTATCAGGTTGGAAAAAGATTCCGCGACAACAATACGATGATTTGGATTCAACTGAGTATATCGGAAATGACTGGGGTAAAAATCACAATTGGGGAATACTAGGCGCTAAATTCTACGACGGTGCTTTATACCTTCGTGAAATGAATTACGCCTCAGAGGTTGAAATCATGAAGTCGTTGCCGATTGAAACGCTACAAGATTTTAAGAAACAGGAATCAAATGAAGGTGAAAACCTAGGTATTGTATCGTGGATGTTCGCAAAACTAGGCATAAATAAAAAACAGACAATCGTTTGCGATAATAACCGACCGTTGAAAATATCAATGCTTCGTAGATGTGGTTGGGATTATGCTGTCGGTGCGCAAAAAGGTCAGGGAAGCATCAAGGATGGTTTGGATATATTACAGAATCTTGAAGTATACTATACAGATGATTCGCCTAATTTAGAAAATGAATACGAAAACTATTCCTACATAGTTGATCGATACGGAGTCGTTACAGATGAACCCGAAGATGCCAATAATCATTTATGTGACCCGAGCCGTTATATTTGTCAGCACCTTATTAGGCTTGGATTACTCAAACGAGTTTAACGCCCACAAATTCACTTGCTTGTTCTTTAGTGTAGCCTAATTCAACGTATATCTTAGCTGTTTCAGCCTTGCGTTTATCAACTTCTGACTTCTCTTTTTGATCTTCTTGGAAGCACGGCAAATGCGAATAATCTAATTCAATCCATTCATCAGCAGGAAGTTCTAAGCCTCGTTTAAGCAATGAGCAGAATCGACCCGCAAACGGAAATATACCATCTTGGTAAGCCATTTTAAGACCTTCCAATAAGTTAGCTTGAATCTTTGATTTCTCCTTACTGAAAATGTTGTCGTTCAATTGCACGGTATCGATGAACACTTTAACATCAGCGTCAATTTCTTCAAACAACATATTTTCTTTGATGCCTAGTGAGGTGTGAATAAAGTTCACGTCACCATCAACAACTTTAACCTTACTTTGACCGTGGAATTGTCCGTGTGTTTCGTTTTGCGTTTGTTTCTCTAGTGCCAAACGATCCTCCTGTGATAACGGAAGTTTACCGCTACTATCGCTAGATTTATTAGCCATTATACCAAGCGCACCTTTTTCATTGATATTCACGTTTCGGTAGCCCATAGAACCGCGAACGTTGCTAATTTCCATGTGACAGGCGTTTAGCATTGACTCACCGATAATAGCCGATTTACCGCCCGATCTACGGAAGTGTAATACTTCACTAGGCTTGTAAATGTCATCAACACCATCGCTATAACAAACACGGTACTCCTGAATTATATCATCGATCTTTGTTTGTTTCCAACGTTTACCAGTTGTTTTGATCTTAATTTGCTTCCACGGTAGGTTGTTAATTACTGATGGGTATTCGCTTAGTGAACTTCCTTTTACTGGCAGGATCACGTTATTTCCGTAGACCCAATAGTTTATAGCCGTTTCTGTTAGCCATTCTTCTCCTGATTGTAACGGGTTGGGGTTTTCAAGCAATTCAACCAATGCGCTATCTTCAATGACTTTACCCTCTTTCGTTCCGTCTTTCTTCTTGTGAACGAATCTACCGTTTGCGAACATCGAAGCGTGGCGCATGACAACCTTGTTTAACTGACCAGTAGTAGTGAACAATTCCATTTCACGACCGCTTACAACCTCCCAAGTTGCTGAGTGCTTGTTGTATTCGAAATCGGGATCAATTGACCAACCACTAGGAGTTCGTGTAAATCTGTCATTTCCACCACCCCACGAAAGGAGTTTGAAGTTACCTAGTTGGAGAAAAGCACCCATAAATCAAACATTCAAGTTTAATATTTGAATCTGAAATTAATCCTTTTTGAACATCGAAACCTTCAATCTTTGTCGTTGAGTAATCAGCGTGTTTAATGGAGTTTTTACGCTCAGTAACGATTAAATCATTCTGTTTAAGAACCCAATCAATACCTTCTCTCTTGGTTTTAAACAACGTACAACGAGTATATTGTGCCACCTTTCGTTAGCCCTGACGGAACAAAAGTAGGTTCTGTTAAGTTGGTATTCTCAAACAAAATGCCCGATGATAAAATTCTATTGGGTGATTTGATGCAGTTTAAGGTTGTTTTCTCCGAAAACGTCATGTTTGCAGAGGGTTGGGAAAACGACGATTTCTCTAAAAACTTAACTTCATTCAAATTGGAAGCGTTTTTAGGAACTTACTTGCCGTCAAATCGCGCAGGAGCGATTATCTATGATGATATAGCAACTGTATTAACAGCGATTGAAGTAGCACCGTAATTTTTAACGGGGAGGTGTCAATCTGCCTCCTTATTCACTCTTAAAAAATAGCAACATGGCTGAGAAAAAAGAAGAATCAGAAGCAAAAAC